ATAGCGAATACTAAAAACTCAATAGATTTTAGAAACGAACTCGTCAAAACTCAAAATGAAGGGTTAAAAAATCTTGAAATAATAAACCAACAGGGTCAAGCAATTAAATCAGCTTTCAACCCCGACCAATTAAGAGAATATTTTTCTAATCTTGGAGAGGACACAGAGTTTGTATTGAAAACACTTGTATTCAATCTTCAAACTTATTTAGAGAGATTTGGTGAAGAGGGCACAAAAGCGATTATGGAAGGTGTAGTTCAAGGTTTGAAAGAACAAGGAAAACTAACTCGTCAAGAGGTAGAAAAAACAATAGATACACTACAGAAAGCGTCTTTCGCAATTAAAGTGGCGTTTGGTGGAACAGGAAATCTATTCACCCAACAAATTGAATACTTAAAAAGTTTATTAGGCAGTTTGCCAAATGAATTGACGCCACTTCAAAAAGGGTTTCAGAATATCAATGAAATTGCGCAAAAAATCTTGTCCGCATTCTCTGATATTTCAGGTCAATTACAACAGGTCGTCCAAGCAAATACTTCACTCCTGTTAGAACAACTTGCTCAAGACGAAGCCTTGGCTGTTGCCACTATTGGTGATGCCTCTGCTCGGGCAAGGGAATTACAAGCTCAAGAACAAAAGAAATTCGCAGAACAAAGATTTCAGATTGAGAAGAAGGCAAGGATTCAAGAACTACAATTTTCATTAGCTAATGCGTTGGTAGATTCTGCGGGAGCAATTATAAACGCACTGGCTACAATACCACCTCCCGCATCACTTATTTATGCGACACTTTTAGCTGGTGTAACTGGCGCACAGGTTCAGGCTATTCAGAACCAACTTACCTTCGTTCAGAGCAAACAATTTGTAGGAAGACGAGGTGGTTTGATTACAGGTCAAAGCCACGAAGGTTCAGAAGGAGGAGTTCCTGCTATGTTAGAAGGAGGAGAGTTTGTCGTGAATCGTGAAGCCGTAAGAAGATTCGGAGACACCATTTCAGATTTGAATAGTGCTACTGGCGGCAGGAGATTAGCCATTGATGACTCAAGATTAGTCCAAGCAATTTCATCACAAAATAGTAGTTCAACTCCACTTAAAGCTTATGTCCTTTATAATTCAATTCAGGACACACAAAAATTAAACAAAAAGATTACACAATTAGCAAGATTATGAAAGTTTTTGAGTTATTGATTGACCCTGAAGATGAATTATCAGGAATCCAATACATCAGTATAGTAAAATCCCCTGCGAACGAATTTGCGTTTGAGGTATTCAATAACCAAGAACCCCACACCTGTAGGGTAGAACACGACTTCTCTGATGAGGATTTGAAGGTCTTGGAAAACTTTGGAGAACCCCTAAACCCCATTTTGTTAGAGGGTGCGAGAATTAAACCCGCAGAACTTGTCTTCACCAAAGAGGACTTTGCGGCTCCTTCTATCACCTCCAACCCTAAAGCATTTGATATTAAGAGTGGAGACCAACAAGGTGGAAATGTTATTACCCGATACATCTACGGGGTAGATACAGGAATGGGTGCTCCCCTTATTAGAACCTCAAGGGAGATGTGTAGGAAGATGCTTGCCGCTCAAAGGGTATTCTCCCGTCAGGACATAATCAATCTGTCGTCTCAACTCACCAGTGCGTCTGACACATTTAAGTTAGTTCCAAGAGCAAAGATGAATCCGAGTGTGGATGCTTTTGAATACAAGATGGGAGCACTATGTCGTCATCGTTGGTTTCAAATTGAGTTTGATGTCCCACAGGGAATGACCTACGACCAAGCATTGGGTCAAATACCAGTGAAGGCTCAAGCCGCACTTGGAAAAGGTCAGGCACGCAATGTAGGAGGTACTGGTCGTCCATTCACCGCAGAGGCGAAGTGGGTGCCAGTTGATTCTCTAAACAGAAGACCTGCGGGGTTCTCAAAAGATACATCGTTGGAGCCAGTCGGTTTTCACTTTGGTTTGTTTATGTATCCTACTCGTTTCGCTGCGTTGGTTGCTGAACCATCAGCACAGGCACTTACAAAAGTAAAAATTAAAGCTTGTGGTTATGGATATGGTTGTGAGGGTTATGTCCCCATTGAGGTAATGCCAGAATACTTTGAGGAAACCGCAGAGGTGGAAGAGGTATTCCGTGTGAGACATTCTTTCGTTGAAGTTCCGAAGTATATTCAAGATGCGGCGCAAAGAGCCGTGGATTATGCTGAAGAGAACGGGTGGGGTGATTGTGGAACTGATGTTGGAAAACAAAGAGCCCACGACCTTGCCAGAGCAGGGGAAGAACACTCATTGGAGACCCTCACGAGAATGTATAGTTATGGTGCTCGTCATAAGGTGGATTATGAGAGTTCCAAGTCCATAGACGAAGGTTGTGGTTATTTGATGCTATTGTCGTGGGGATTCACTCCTGAAACCTTTGACTCGGTTATGAAGTTCTTGGAAGGTCAAATTGATAAGGCAACTCAAATGAATATTCAGTTCTCACAGGACGAGTTCAGACAAGATATTACCGCAGTTGTATTCCAACCCAATCAATACATCTACCGATACGACAGATACACCAAATCTCCCTATTGGGTGTTTATGTCTAAAGAGACCATTAGAACGGCTCTTATGAAACTCTCAAGGTTGAAACCAAAAAATCTTATCAACTTGGAACACAGCGATAAAGTGTTCTCGGGTGATGAGGTTTATTCTTATGAAAACTGGCTTGTTGGAGACGAACCCAAGAAGGATAAATCCTATGAAATTTTTGGTAGGGAGTTCGCACCTGGCACTTGGATTACAACCATACATTTTAGGAGTAAGGAATTGTTTGAAAAGTTTATACTCTCAAATTCTACTTCAGGCATAAGTTTAGAAGGTTTATTTGAAGAAGTCCCTTTCAACTTCTTTAAGGAAACTGATTTTGATTTTCCACCTGATACTTGTTGGGAGGGATACGAACCATACGGGACAAAAATCAAGGACGGAGTTGAAGTCCCGAATTGTGTTCCCATCAGAACCAGTAAAGTTCAGATGGATATGGAAATGGATATTTTCGGATACAAGACACAATACTTTTTCATATGTCCTGGCGCACAGGAGTTATTCCAAAAATTGGTATTGTTAAACCCCCCTGTTGATGAGCAGGGTATGATTCGTAGTATGGCTCTTCAAGCTGATAAGGTATTTCAGATTGAATACGAAGCGATGAAGCGTGGAACGGCTACTACTGACGACCTACTACAAGCATCTATTTTGGTTGATGACTTTAAGGATTTAACTATGGAGGTTGATAAACTTTTGATGACTAATTCTGATGTGTCTTTTATGGACGGGCATTTAGAAATCATTTCATCTTTAATTGAATCTTTTGCTCGTTATCCCTGGAACGAATGTATTGCTGATATGACCGAGAGATACGGAGCCGATGCGGCACCGAAAATCTGTGGAAAAATCAGAGCAGAGAATATGGGTCTTCAAGGTATAGATGGAGGTGTCCCCACCTTTGATTTACAGGAGGAGGCGGAGAAGATGGCTTTAGAGATTGGTTGTCAAGGTTCTCATCAAATGCCTACGGGTTGGAGTCCTTGTAGAACACATCAAGAGGGTTCTGAAGCGTGGGACGCATATACACGAGTATTCCTTTTGGAAGAACTCATAAAAAGAATAATGGAGTAGAATACATTTTACTACACTATTTATACTAAACTAAACAAATAATTAGTAATATGAAAAATATTGAACTACTTAAAAAAGTCGCTGACTTGGTAGGGTTTCACTTTTCATCTCACAAGTTCGCAGAGGCAACGCTTGAAGGCGGAGTGGTAATTACCAACTCTTCTGAAAGCGATGATTTCTTGGTCGGAGACACTATCTCTATCAGAAACGATGACGGAACTTTCACCATTGTTGGTGAGGGAACGCATCAGTTGGCAGATGGTAAAGTGTTTATCACCGATGTAGAAGGAAAACTTGTAGAGATTAGAGAAATGGAATCCGATGGAATTGAGGTAGAGATGGAAGAAGTTGCTGTTGAAGTCCCAACTGAAGTGATAGATGTAATGTCTCCTGAAGTTGTTTCAGCCGTGATTGAAGCTCTTTCTCCTATCGTTGAGGAACTAAAGGCAGTTGCTGAAGAAATGAAGATGTTGAAAAAGGACTATAACGAGTTCAAAAAATCAGCCTCACACCAACCTCTCAAAGAGGATAAAGTTATGAAGTCAAACTTCTCCGACCATAGATACGATATCTTGAGGGAGATGAAGACAAAACTTCGTTAAAAAAAATTAAATTAAAAAAAACACAATTAAAATGAAAAATCTTAAAGGATACAACTTTGATTTTGACACGAATGGTTTGTCGGATTATTTGAACGCAAATGCGGATTTATTCTTACACAAAATCGTAATGGATACAACCGAGGCAAACTACTATCGTGTTCTCCCAAATATTAAGTATGGTGAATTGATTCCTGTATTTGAAACTGGCGATATTGATAACATCGCATTCCCTGGCAATTCTTGCTCCTTCACTGGTGGAACTATCACCCTTGAAGAAAGAGAGTTAAAAGTATGTCAGTATAACATTCAGAAGAACTATTGTTATGACGAATTAAACAGAACCATTTTGTCTATCAGATTAGCACCAGGTTCTTATGTAGAAAGTAATGTCCCAATGGAAGAGGCATTTATGAACGATTTGGCTAAAAAAGCTAATGTTTATATGTCAAGAAAGTTTTGGGGTGCTACTACCGCAGCTGACGGGTGTTCTGGTGTAATTGAGCAACTTACGGGTGCTACTTTCTCTGGTTCTGTTGTTGGAATTACTTACACGGCTATGACCAGCTCAAACGCAACAATCGTCGCAGATTCTTACATTGAGGCTCTACCTGACGCTTTGAAACCAGTAACAACCATTATGGCTCTTAACCACTCTGATTTCCAAGCACTTCAGTTGAGTTTAAGAAACCAAAACTTGTTCCACTACAACCCCGAGCAATTAGCTTCAGGTATGATGGCGGTTCAAATCCCATTCACCAATGTAATTGCTATTTCTACTGAACTTGGAAACATTCCTGTGGGTGTAAATAAAATGGTTCTAACTAATCCTGAAAACTTGATGTATGGAACTGACCTAATGAGCGACCACAGCAATCCTATCGCTTGGTATTCATTGGACTTCCAAGAGCAGAGAATTAAACTCGCAACAAAATTGGGTTCGGCAGTAGCATTCGGTTCTCAAGTAGTATTAGCTGACTAATACATAAACTACTATTAAACTAATACTATACAATGGGTTCTAACTGCGTAATTACTAATGGTCTCGCACTCACATCGTGCGTAAATAATGTTCCTGGAATTGAGGCTCTATGGGTCTTAACAACTACAGGAAACACTGCTGAAATCACATCAATTACCTACTCGGGTAACGGACAGATTGACGAGTTTTCTGCTTCAACTCAAGACACCGAGTTCAAGAAAATTGATGTCGTAAGAAACTCAAGTGCTGCGTTGAATGAGAGTGTTGCTATAAACTTGGAATCGCTCGGATTTGATTATCAAACACAACTGATTTTCACTATTCCTGGCGTCTATCAAGATGGCACAAATCTTTACCAAGAAATCGTCCAAAACACTCAATCTTACTTTATCGTAAAATTGAAGACTGGCAAGTTCTTCTTGGCTTCACCACAGGGTATGTATATTGAGTCAGCTACAATCGCTTCAGGTTCTTTACCTGGTGATTCACAACTCTATACAATCACTTTGACTTCTTCTAATACTTTATCAGTCCCTGAAGTTGCTGTAATAACTACACTTACAGCATTCTTGGCGGCTAATACAAATATTACTATTGATAGAGAATAAGGTCGGATTTATTTTCTACGGGGGGGAGGTTATCTTCCCCCTTTTTTTTTACTATGAAACCAATATTAAAAGTTGAATGCTCCCTTAAGATTCGTAAGGACAATTTATATGTCCCAATTACGAGTTATGTTCTAACTAATTTGGAGTTAGAATTGGAAAGTGCGGTAGTGGGTATATGGGTAGATTTCTACCGAGACGGAGTATTTATCTTAAAGCGCAGATTTGATTTTGGAGACAAAGGAGATGTAAGCGTAGATGACTTGATAAGACGAACACACGAGAGTATAAAGAATGTCCGATAACCCCTTTTTTAAGACACTGGAGGAAAGATATTTCCAAGGCGAGTATGTGTATAACTACGGGGGATTTGCACCCCAATTATTGTTTATTCCACCCACTCCCTCTCCAAGCCCAAGTTTAACTCCGACTAATACAATCACTCCTACAATCACTCCAACCAATACCATAACCCCTTCAATTACTCCTACTCAAAGTCCTTTCGCAGTTTGTCCCGAAGAATTTACTATTGTTTCAACAACTAATCCTAATTGGAATACAGGTCAGTATAACAGAAAATACGATTATTCAGGTGGGACATTTGAGTATGGATATGTTAGTTCAACTAGTCCTCAATATAATGTTGGTATTGCTCCTGACGGGAACTATTACCCTGTATTCAAATCAGTTTCAGGATTTGATTTTCTTGCTCGTAGTTTTGGAACATCGGGAGTCACACCGAATGTTGATTTTGGATTTGCTCAAATTGCCAGTACTGGTGATGGTTGGAATGCTCCTGTGTCTGGTGCAACCATTATAAATAGAAATTTTTTCAACTACATCACAATTTCAGGGGCAAGATTCCCCGCTACAGGATTACAAACGGGTCTTGGTATCTTTAATTATTATTTAACATATCCTGCGGTATGTCCGACTTCTACACCTACGAATACTCCCACTTCAACCATAACGCCAACGATTACGCCTACAATTACATCGTCTGTAACACCAAGTATTACTCCGACTAATACAACTACCCCAAGTGTTACGCCTACTCTTACACCAACCATAACTTCAACAAACACGCAAACGCCAACGAATACACCCACACCATCTTCAACACCGCCGCCTTCAGGAACTACTGAAGCAAACATATTCCTTGAAGCCGCTGCTCAAGCAAAAGGTAGTGCTTTGGGTTCAACAATTTCTGGTGCAACTACTACATTATTTACATCGTTGGTTTCAAATAACCTGTGGGATAAATTGAATGTGTTTTATCCCATTATTGGTGGAACTTCAACTACAACAGCCATAAATGGAAAAAATCCTGGAACCAATAATATCACTTGGTATGGAGGGGCAACATTTAGTGCTGACCAAGTTCTTGGCAACGGCTCAAACGCTTATGGAGATACTGGCTTAAGTGCAAATACTTTATCACAGAATTCAGTTCATATGTCTAACTATTCAAGAACTACAGGTTCAACAACTAATCTTGATATGGGTATTACTATTGGTGGTGGAACCTCGTTGCAGATGTATAATAACCAAAGCGGTTCTATGGGTATCAAGGTTGCAAAAAATAACGCAACTGGTTATTCTACTGGTGCCGTTACCAACGGCGCTGGTTTATTTACCGCAACAAGGACAGGCTCAACAATAGAGAATGGATTTAGAGATTCAACTAGAGTAATTAACGCTTCACAAACAAGTACTGGATTACCAAGTGGAAAAATTTACCTAATGGCAAGAAATACCGCATCAGGAAACGCAGAAGGTTTTAATAACAGAGGCTATGCATGGTTCTCTATTGGTTCAGGATTATCATCTCCTGATGTAAGCAATTACTACACAATAATCCAAGCGTTTCAAACCGCTTTATCACGACAAGTATAAATTATGTTAGTAGGAGAATTGACAACACAACAAAAAGAAAGTTTAATAGGGCAGATGGTAGAGCAAGATTGGTATTTCAATCCATTTTTGTCTTATAATACTATTGAAGGAATTTGGGTCATTTCAACGCAAGAAATAAATGGTTCAATTTTCCCTGAAAATGAATGGGTAAAAACAATTCCTATAATTGAATATGTAAAACCAATTTCAGGGGATACTGAAAATTATTATAATCAATTCTTTAGTGGAGAAACACAAAATCAATGAAGAAAATTTGACTTTCATATATGAGAATTAAACGCAGATATAACGGAAGGATTGAAAACGAATTAAATGGAGGAATCCAATACAATTTCGGTGGATTGGTACCAGAGTTCTACCCTGATGAACCATTCCCATCTCCTACAAATACTCCCACTCCGAGTATCACTCCAACTATTACTTTGACACCATCCATTACTCCGACTATTAGTTTAACCCCATCAATTACTAAAAGTCCTACCCCCACTCCAAGTATTACCAAGAGTCCGACAACTACCCCTACCATCACCCCAACGATTACAAAAACCCCAACTTTAACTCCAACAAAGACACCCACTCAATCCTTAAGTGTATTTTCTTATTTGGGTAGAACCACACCCGACCAAGCTTCGGGAGCGTTAGCGTGTTCTAACTACCTAACAATTAGAAGTTATTTCTCTAATAAAAATCTCGCCAGTTTGACTATCGGTGATTACCTTTACGACTCTTACCCTGCTACCCCGACCAACGGAGGTAATAATTGGGTTGCTTTGAAGGTAGGAGGAGTAGGTCAGGGATACGCATTCCAAGTGGCTACAGACGGAGAGATATTAGACACTTACACCTGTTAAAGAAGTATTTATTTAAGATATGGTTTATATTCAGAACAACGCAGTCAATCAGGTATGGTTGGGTATAAATGAGTGGTCTTCATTAAGTAATCCTACTTATCTTTTCCAATTAGAAAACTCACAAGGTAGGGATAGTGTTTATTTTATTCCACGAAATATTACAGCAAACTACCCTGATTCTTATGCGAACAAATATCTTGTTTTTGAGTTTGAAACCTTTTTGGGAAATCCAATTCAGTTAAGAGCCACGGGTGCTACGGATTGTAATATTCACCTTATAAATGAGAATCAGTATTGGTTATACATTTGGGAGCAACCACAAGGGGACGGAAACCTCAATCCACTACTTGCCACAAACAAAGTATTCAACGAACTTGCGTTTATTTTCGTTGATGTAAATAACACTTACTACACGGGTAATACTGCGAACTTCGCTGATAATGTAATTTACTACTCACAGGGGACTACTCCGCCTCCTTCGCCATCACCAAGTTCTACACCACCTTCCATTACAAGTAGTCCTACGCCTACTCCAAGTATAACCCCTACCATTACACCCACTTTAACAAATACTCCTACGATTACTCCCACTTTAACAAATACTCCTACGATTACACCATCGGTTAGTCCTATTACTATTTTCTGTGTGGGTTCAGGATTTGATACAACTTCAAGGGCTGTCTCATACTTTAACAATTCAATTTATGTTGGTGGAGATTTCGAATTTTATCAAGGAAGTAGAGCACCTATGATGGTAAGAATTGATGAAACTTCAGGTCAATACAACACCAATTTCTATTCGTCAATTCCATTTACACTCTCAACTCCTACTATTTTCGTTAGTGGATTTGCTCCTCTAACAAATGGTAAGTTTTTCGCAACAGGATTTTGGAGTTTTGGCGTCGGTTCAATTTTTAATCAAACCAATTTATTTAATTCAGACGGAGGTGTTGATTCTTCATTCCAAATCAATCCTGCGGAAGTTTCAAACTCAAGTGATATTTTAGTCAATTCTGGTGAAACTTATGTTATGGTTTCAAGGGCTTTCGCAGGAGCAACTACAGGAAGAGTAATGAAGTATGATTTCACAGGTGCGGTAGATACTTCATTTACAGGAGGAACAAACTTCAATAATAGTGTGGAATGTTTAGCCTACGATGATTCAGAAAATATTTTTGTGGGAGGCGCATTCACACAATATAAATCAATTACTCGCAACAGATTTGTAAAAATAGACCAATACGGAACTCTGAATACAACTTTCCAAACAGGAATGGGAACTGGATTTGGTAATGGTTCTGTTCGTGATAGTTTATATTTGAGCGGTTCGGTATATGCTGTCGGGAGTTTCTCTCTTTTCAACGGAGCAGGAAAAGGTCGTATTGTAAAATTGAACTCAAATACGGGTGTTATTGATGCTACATTTGACTCTAATTCAGGTTTTGGAGTTCAAGGAACAACCGCACTTATAGAATCCATCGCATATAATCCAATAGGGGATTATTTGCTGATAACAATAAATCAAGCAAATAATGCGAATGGGTCATTTAATAACAATCCTTTCTATGGTCGTATTATTGCTCTGAATACTGACGGAACAATATACTCCGCTCACCCTTGTTGGAATAACCCGAACTATGGATTTGATGATTTGAATATTGGAGCGGATATAGGAGCGAATAGCATTTCAGTATTACCGAATGGTGATATGGTATTGACAGGTCAATTTAACTCGTTCTCGGGTCAGTATATGTCTCGTTTAGTAAAGTTGGATTATCAGGGTAATTTAATTTCTACCTCAAATTGTTTTTTCCCACAGAAGTCCCCTACTCCGACCAGAACAATGACTCCTACTCCTTCCCCCTCAAATCCTTAACCTTTTTTCAACTATTTATACATTATGGAACTCACGCCAAATAATCCAAGAGAAAACACTAATCTACAACTAAAAACTTTCAATATAGACCAACGCATCTATCGGATTGATGTTCGTGAAAATGTGGAGGTTGATTTGAAAACCAAGCCTTGGATTCTGTGGGGTAATGTCGGAAACGACTACCCCCAATTTTTACTTCAATTAAAAACCGCTTCTCCTGTATATTCGGCTTGTTTATCCGCTTTGGTTGAAATGTCGTTTGGAGACGGAATGGAGATTGAAGGAATGGGTAATGTGATGGTAAATAAGTTTGACACCATTTCAGAACTATACTACAGATTATTATATGATTTTTGGACTTTCGGGGGCTTCAGCACTGAATGTATCCCAACGAGGGATTTGAGTTCAATAGAGAGTTTATATCATCTTCCTCTTCAGAATATCCGTGTGGGTAAAAAGGATTGGGACGAACACGACCAAGAGGTAGATTGGTATTACTACTCCGAGCAGTGGGGAAGTAAGATTTACAGAAACCCAAAGATTACAAAGTTTCACGGATTAGATTTGTCGCAGAATAAGGGTCGTCAATTATACTATTGGAAGAACTATGTTCCAAGTGAGAACAACTACTACCCTATGACTACCTATCAGTCAGGAATCAACGCAATTGTATTGGAGGCTGAAATCTTTGACTTCCACAAGAGAAACTTGGCGACAAACTTAATGCCGAGTTTGAGCATTGCTTTGGTTGGAGACCCTACGCCAGAGGAGAAGGAGGCGATATACAACGACCTCGTCCAATCCTATATGGGTAAGACGGGACATAAACTTATGTTGTCCTTTTCAAACTCACCTGACGAGAGACCGATTATTGAACCGATTTCTTCTCAAGGAAACGATGCGTATTACCTTGAGGTATTACAGATGGCAACACAATCTATCATATCCTCTTTCAGGGTCTCGTCCCCCTTACTTCTTGGAATTCAGAGTTTCTCAAGTAATCCGTTCTCACAAAACGCAGATGAATTAGTTGTTGCGACAAAGCATATGATGGAGTTTGTTATCAAACCACAACTCAAAAAGTTCAATCAAGGTTTGGAGAATCTATTGGCATTGAAATACAATAGACCTGTCAAAATCATAAATAAGTTTAATATCCCCGATTTCAAATGATGGTTTATTGGATTGACGAGAGTTATGTAAGAAATAACTTGCCCGTTGATTATTCCCTATTGAGTGGAAACATTCAACCTGCTTTACAGCAGTCCCACTTTATCAACGCACGAGATTTGTGTGGTGATAAGTTGTATAATTTTATAAACGATTTGGTTGTCAATAACCAAATGAACGACCCTCAATACAGCAACTACAAATATCTTATGGATACATACCTTCAGAATGTGGTTTTGTATTGGACGGCAGTTTATCTAACTACTAATCTCTTGGGAAAATATGCTAACAAGGGTCTCTCCCAAGAAACCGCAGAGTTTGCTACCTCGGCTGATTTAGCACTCTACAGAACTCTCAAAAATGAGATGGAGGACTACGCTACCTATTGGTCGGAAAGATGTAGGGACTGGTTATGGTGGAATCAACAATTCTTCCCACAATATCAGTATGTTTCATACAACGGAGAACAACCCGCATCGGCGAAGAATAAGTTTAGAGGAGGAGGTCTTGTTTTAGGTCAAGGGCGTCGTTTCTCCTATAATAATATGTGTTGGTATTAAACCATACCTAATAGTGTCTTAAATCAAAGAAAAACAAGGTTATGGGAGATTTCTTACCAGAGTATAGAAGAGGGGAGAGCCTTATTGGTTATGTAGTAAGGTGCTCAACAGGTAGGACGCTGACACAGAATGTGGAACAGGTGCGGGTTCGTCAGCAGATTTGTAAAGAACACGCAGAGCAGATGCGGGAAGCGATGAGGCAGCCGTTTCAATCTGACGGACGAAAGAAATAACTTTTTTCGGGGAGTAGAAGAGTTTTGAAGCCCACTTACCATCAAGGTAGGTTTGGACTTCAAAATACTCGTGCTCGGGTGCTGCGTGGTATTCCCACACATTCACTATAATATAACCTTCACCATCTTCGGTTGAGAGGGTGATTTGTCTTTTAACTTCGTTTAGGATTGTCCCGTCTTGTTCTTTCATAGGAACAAAGATAAGTAAAAAAAAAGTTCCTACAAAATTGACCTTTTCCCTTTTTATGATATATTTATTAGGAAAGAAGGAACAACTATGGAGCAAACAAAAAAATCCACTATCGTTTGGAAGGAATCAATGTCCGCTAAAGATTACTTGTCAGTCAAGAGTTATGAGTGGGCTAAAGAAGAATCCGAACAAAAACAAATAAACTATAGATATAAAATAGAGAAATAATGGCAAGAATCAAACTTACCCCAAACCAAGTCCGTAGAATTAAGATTCTATTGGAAGCTAAAGGACACACTCAAGAACAACTCGCAAAAAAGTATGGTGTTTCAAGAGGTCAGATTTGTAAAATCAATCTTGGTATGAAAGACCCAATGGATAAAAATGGACGATGGGGTCATATTGAAATAGAATAATGAAAGACCGATTCATAAAGTTCAGAGTATATCAAGGTCTCACTCAATCCGAGTGTCTGCTAATATCTTTGATTATATCTTTGAACGAGTCAGGTAATTCAATTTGTTTCAGTAATGAATACGCAACATTCGCACTTGGGACATCGTTGAGTAGTGTTAAAAGAGACCTTAAGAAATTAAAAACTCTCGGGTATATTACCACTACTTCTTCCAACCAAACACGAAAAATCAAACTACTTCAAACCCCAAAGTTTTTGGATTTTCCCGTTGAAGAGTGTGAAATTACCGAGGCTCAAAGTGAGCCAGCACAAAATACACGGAGGCTCAATATGAACCAGCAGGTAGCTCAAAATGAGCCAGCCGCTGGCTCAATACGAGCCACATATAAGATAGAAGATAAGAAAGATAATAAGATAGTAGAAAGTAGAGCAGTAGAAGCCGACTCCTACCCTCCTGATTTTTTATCTTTCGTTGAGGACTATGGAGACACTGACCCGTATTTCGCAAAAGCATACGAGAGTTGGAAAGGTCTGACTGACTTGGAAAGAACCAACGCACTTGAAAGTATCCAAGCATATACTCAATCTGATTTAGATGGGGTTGGAAATAGAAAAGCAATCCACTTTTATCTACACGATAAGAAATGGAATCAATGGAGAGTAAAGAAACATTACAAACCAAAACCTAAACCCGTTTTGACTAATCAAGATATAATCCGTATCTTTGAGAAACAAAATCCTGACTTTCTAAAATAACTAAAAAATGAAAACAACAATCGGAGCATTTGAAGCACACGAAGAATCGGTAATGAGAACCCTTTGGTTAGAGGTATTACCCTTCTTCAACAGAAACAAAGAATACGGAACTCGTGAAGACAAGGTATTCTTTTCACTTATGGATTTCTTGGATTCCAAGCAAGACCATTGGGTTTGGGACAAATTAGAATCTGACCCAACTAATAATCCTGATTCTTATTTTAAGCATCTCGCAAACAAACTATACACGGAGAGTTTGATTGTGGAGAAAAAGGTTTTCAACAAACAGACGGGTATGGAAGAGACGCAGCGTGTAAAAATTAAGGACAACACCTACGAGACACCAAAATGGATTAAAAGAATCAAAACTCCCAACGGAGTCCTAATCCGTTATACGGATAAACAGGAAATCTCTATCAAAGGATTTACCGATGGTATTATTATGAGTTTGGAAGATTACAAGAACTTCAAGAAAGCACTAACCCTTGATTTAACCCAACTTACTATACCTAATCTACACAAACTTATCTACGACATCAAATCAGACCCGTCTG